GATAGAGTCATCTTCATAGCTAAAGTCATCTTGTAATCTCCAAAATCCGTTTTTCATCTCTTCGAGGATTACATCGCCGTTAAATTGTTTCATAAGAATACAACCCCATCGAGTACCGCTTGAAATTCTGCATCTGTTGGAACGGTTGTTGCCGTTTTTTGATATGCACGTACAGATTTCCATATATTATCTGCGTACTCTATGAATTGATTTGCGATAGCATTATGTTGACTTGCTGTGTTTATGGCGTACTTAGTAAATGCGTCAATATCTCTAAACTTCACGCCATTCGCTAAATTATAAGCATCTATTTTTCTTTGGATATAAGTGTCTGTTGTACTTTCTAGGTGTGAGATTGACTGCGCTAGTGTTAGTGGAGGATTGATATGTGACTCAACCTCATCTTCCGTCATAGCAACTTTATCGCCTATTAATTCATTTTGTGAGCCATCTAACTCGTATGCGTACACGTTGTTATTTATATCTTTATAGTATTTCATTATCTTAGTTCACTCCACTTAGTTGTACTAGTCCCTGCTGATATAGACGCAATATATGTACTACCGTTTGGTATAATTCCGTAAACTGTACCAGATTGCCCAGTCCCATTATAAATATTTTGATACATCATATTAGTACCATTAATTCCTAACACTATATCTGCTGGTTGCGTTCCATACCCTTTAATCGCAACCATAATAGGCTTGCCAGTTGAATTTGTATACGTAGTTCCTACCGATCTGCTCGCTGTAACATCTTGCCAAGTCTGATTACTACCAACGCCAGCACCCATAGCAAAAGCTGCTGTAGCTAACTGAGTATTATTTGTTCCTGCTGTCGCAGTTGGAGCTGTTGGAGTTCCAGTTAAAGCAGGAGATGCCAGCGGTGCAAAAATTGACGCAAATGTACCCCAAGTCAATTTCTTCAAACTAAAAGAAGATGCACTATCCAAAATCGCTATTTCATCCGCACCTACGGGCGTTGTTTTTGACGTTGCCGCGTGTGTTGCTGTGTTTCGAGAAGCGTTAAGTGCGTTATCTATGTTTGTAGCAATAGCCGCCGAACTATCCGTGTCAAGCGCAGATATCCCGTTATTCACTAAGAACTGAGCAACCGCCGAACTGATTTTAGAAGTTTGCTGTAAAACTTTATTTACTAATTGAGAGCGTAACAGTTTTGTAGTGTACCCGTTGCCGTAAATTCTATCATTATCCGCTACATAGTTAGTAAGAGATAGTTTATTTGTGCCATCTGTTCCACTGTCGCCAAAAGTCTGATAATCATTTTGTGCCAAAGTTTATCCTTTTTTTTCTAAGTGTATTGTACCGAAACGCCAAACGGCGCTAAATTTACTATCTTTTGCGAGATGAGCGCTTTTTGAATTAAGCTTAAAGTTATTAAAAAAGTAATGGTACAGCTCATATCTTGATTATCTACAATAGTAGCAGGCGCACCAAACAAATTTAAAATCTTATATGCAGTTGCCGCTGTGCCATCGAAATGATTTTGAGCGATTTTGAGTATCAATAAAAATCTATAATCCGCATCATCAAGAAGTGATATAGTAGTCAACACGTCAAACTCATTATACCAAACGCCCGTATCCCATCCGCCGTACAAAAGAGTATCCCACTGAGTCGGGGATAATTGTATCGGAGCTTGTAGCGCTCTTGATTGTCCTATCCACCCGCCGAGAATATCGAGCATATAGCCCGTTGCGGTGTTTATATTTAAATCGAGCGATAATTGTTCTATATCGTCAAACGGCTGTGTTAATCCATTTACAATCGCCAAGAGGTTCGGCTTTTGATGTTCAGATGTGATGTAGTCCGTATATTGATTCATTACGATACACTTATAACTACATTATTAACAGCGAGTGCCGCCGCTTGATTGTAAGGAACTACGATATCCGCCGTGCCAAGTGAGCCCGATAACAAGCCAACCTGTAAAGAGGTAATATTGTAAGTTTGTCCGAGTGCCGAGCCGTTTAAGTTTGCAACAGTGTAGAGCTTGCTATATAAAACATCATCTCCGATATTTAGACCGCTAATAAAAGCTGAAAGGGCAGTTTGTATCGCCGTAAGCGTTGAGCTTATATATCCCGTCAACGGGTGGATAGTAATCGCCATTTTTAAATTGTCATAAGCCAGCACTGAAAAATTAGTTTGTGATGCGATCCCCATAGAGTCGGTTGTTGTATATGTGCTCGTTCCGTATGTATAGCACCCGATTGTTTTTCTTAGTGCGATTTGATTTGCAATAGTTTGACCGTCGCCACCCTCAACAACCGCCGCTATAGAATGAGCAGGGATACCGTTTGTATCGGTGGAACTCGTTGGATTTTCGTAAACCGCCGCTCTCGTAACGCTCAATACAGATAATAATCCGCCCAGCAACCCACCAATGGCCGTTACTGATGGCAGCGCAGTGGATAACGCTTGTCTTTGTCTTAGTAGATAGTCACTTTCTGTGTCCGCTCCCGTTGTCGCTGCGTTCACATTAGTAACCGTCAACCATCCGAAAATAGGCGTGTTGATTTGGTTGATTGTATTTGCCAAAGCCGTGACCGCCCCAGCTGTTTCGCACGTTGCAAGAAGCAAAACCGTGCCTGTGCTATCGAGTACGCCACTTGCTATATCCCAAGTATTGCCATTTGAGTCTTTAGCTGATGCCCCACTGATTACCGTTCCGACTGTTCCAGTTAAGGTTAAAGTTGCTGTTGAGTACGTTGCAGGGTGTCGAGATATTCCGTTGACTAAAACTTCATTCGAAAGCTGAACACCTTGTGCATAAGTCGGGGATAATGAATTAATGACCGCTGCAAAAGTTTGATTATTGTCATACATAGCAGCAGCGAAAGCGGCGATAAGTTGCCCATCTTGGCTGTCTGGGGCTATATAAATATCCGTTCCGTAAATATTAGTAAATATGTTTTGAACGTATGCAAGGGTAGTCGGATAGTCTGAATAGTTCCATCCTGATGCGTCAAGCGTTGCAAGAACTCCCATTAAAATACCCCCGTGATATCGGCTGTGCCGTAAATTGTCGATATTGTAGCACTAACTACGTAGCTTCTATCATTTCCGTTATAGATGCCTTGAAAATCTAGAATACTATCCACGCCCTGCGTCTCTAAAATGCGCTTTTTGATGAGCTGATCGATAGTTTCTTGTGTATATTTGCCGAGCATCCCCGACATATACGGCGTGCCCTCTGTGATGTCAAGAAACCACTCGCCCTCCCATAATTTAAAACGAGTTTGCACGGCTTGAACTACTGCATCTGTGCTGTTTTGCAAATAATTTGCAAGTCCACTTCCAAAAGTAAAATCTCCATTAGTGTCTAGTTGTCTGTAAGTCATTAATTTGGTGCTCCTGTACTTCCTGAACCTGTAGCTACGCCTGAGTGGGTATGCGCTATGCCAGATTTTCCGCCGAAGATAACGTTTGTGCTACCCGTAACCGTTGGTGCTGTGACTGATGCCGATGACGTGACCGCCCCATCAACTTGTAACGTTCCAGTGATGTGTGTGTTTGCTGCCGTAATTGTAACCGACCCACTCGCCAAGCCTATTTTTGTACTTCCGTCAAACGTGCGAACCTCCACGGCTGTCGTTGAGTAGTTCGGGATAACTCTCGCTTGACTATTAAAGCCGATAATCGCCATTCCATCGCTTAGGTCGTGCATCCGTTGTTCGGCTTGCGGTTGTACGCCACCAACCGACCACCACCCATCTATACAGCGAGAAGAGAAAACAATTAAACACTCGCTCCCCTCTAAGCTTGGCATAGTGACAACAAACCCCGAACCGCCGAAACTTTGAAACGGAACATCAACTAAAACGGGCAGATTTACATCGGATATGTATCCATCATCATCCGTTATTTTTCCCATAATTGTCGGCTGTGCTGTAAGCGTTTGTTTTGCGTAATTGACGGTTAATATTTTAGCAGGCAACGCCGTCCAAAGTTTCGCCTGCACTCCTTCAATCGCACTTCTCAGCGTTTCTTGTTCGTCATTGAGTCGTTCTTTTGCGTGTATCATTTTTTACCCTTTTTCTTGCCCGTTGTAGCCACCTTTTTAATCGTTGCATCTACATCAAGACAAACTATCTCGCTGTACCAATCTGTGCCGTAAGTGTCGCCCACAAAGCTCGCACCAATAATTTTATAAGACCCATCCTTAGCAACTAAAGCAAGCTTGTCTGTGTCTGTACCATCAACGGGCGGGTTTTTGCTTGTATCCGCTTTATTTAACTGTATTTTAGCCAAAGCCACATCCGCCTCATTTATTATGACGTGCGCCCCGATTTTTAACATCGGGTTAAGCAGGGCCTTCGCATTAATTCCTTTTGTCGATTGTTCAGCCCCGCCGATTAATCCGCTTTGAGAGTTTAATACAACGGCTTGATTTGGTAACAGTGAAATTTTACCGAGTATCTGTAGTTGTCCGTCCTGTATGCTCCAATCTTGACCGTTGGAATACGCTGAAGTCCTTAAAACATCTTTAGCGTGTCCGTACATAACTTTACCGCGCGGTAATCTCTGCCCCGCTGTGTCGAGATGACCTATACCAACGCCCATCGCTTTAGATGCTACGGCTATATGATCGCCTTGTGAACTGCCCGCGGATAAAGTAACATTCACTATCGCACTGTTATAAGCTTGATCGCCATCGCTTGCAGATATCATCACGTATGTGTCTGTTCCAACTTCACGCCCTCGTTTGCTTTGTGTGATTTCGCCGTCAAAGATTACACCATAATGATCCTGATATCCCGCTTGCAAAGTTACCCGTGTAAACTCGTTTATGATTTGGTTTTCTGTATCTTGTGCTAAGTTATAGATTTTGATTTGCGCTTGATTTGGCGTTTCGTTTTCTGTCTTTCTTATTTCAAACGAAATTCTAAGTTTTGACAAATCAAGAGCATCGCCTTGACCTGAAACGATTAAGCTACAATATCTCATCCATTGTTGCATTAGATATCCGTTACAAAATAAAGATTTGCATCAGTGCCGAGATTGTCGTAATTTGGAACGTCATTACTGCCCGTATTGATAACATATAAACTACCGCCAAAGCCGAGATTGGCGTGTGGCTCTAGTAAATCTCTTCCAGTCGTCAAGGGAATGTTACCGATTAAAGGAATACTATCCACATCTGCTATATCAAGTATCCAGCCTTGTTTTTCGTTCCATTTTGCGGTTAAATTATAATTTACCCCATTTATCGGAATAGAAAAAGTTTGTGGGATATTGGTAAGTGGTATTTGAGATACTGTCATAATGTCCAATTTCCTCTAATAAAGTCTGTGCCTATAGTTTTTATTTCTTTAGCTATAGAGATATTCGGATCTGTCGGCTTCTTTGCTGGAATAGCTTTAGTAGCCTTTGCCCCCGTCTTTGCAGTGCCACCAGTTTTCTTTGCGTTCTTGTGTTTTGCTCTCGGCGGTACATTTGTAACTACAACGTCAACGATTATAACCTCTCTTAATTCCCCAGATATTGACAACACGTTTTCAGTGTGTTGGTCGGTTGTAGAGCTTAAATATATCAACTGCATATTATTATAGATACGCTTTGGTGTCATCACGTCAAAAAGGGCTGTGCTTGCTTGTAAATCTAAAAGCTTTTTGTAAGTTGTACTCAAATCTGACGTGCTTCCTGCTTTAAACATCATAGAAAGTTTTAAAGATATCGGCTTTTTATATTTATGATCTGATATCGATGCGCCTTGCTGTACGGGATGCGCCGTGACTTCCCAACTGTCAATCGTGCTTTCATTTACTACTAAGTCTGGGATAATGTTTCCTAAAAGTCTGCCACCTTGTGGGATAATACTTGCCATTATCTCGCCCTCCCCGTCATATTTCTAGTCATTTGTGCGTTTACGTGCGTTTGTTGTGCCGCCACTGCTTGCGCTGTCGCTTGTGGACTTTGCGCGCCGTTGATATGCATTGTAGTATTTTGTTGTACCGTTACGTTCTTGGCTACATCTGCGCCGAGTGGATT